TTGAATATCTTGGATGATCTGCATGTAATAGATCATTATCACCAACATAGGCTTTATTTTTTGGCGCACCAGTCCTTGCTAAATATAAAAACGCATTTACTCTAGCCATTGCCCACTGCGCCCTACCAATACCAGGTCGGTGAGATGTTGAGTATGCACCAGCCCCCCTTCGATACACAGCCTTCAATGAACCAACACGCACCCTTGTCCAGTTCGGGCGATCTGCCTTACTCATAGCTGCATTATGATCATCTGCCTTATTTTGTAAAGCTGTCTCAGTGGCAGCATTGATTGTAATATCTCCGCCCTTGCCTGCAGCACTACCAGGTTTGTTTTTGTCACTGCCCTCAATCTGATCTTTTTTTGGTGCAGCTGGATCTGCTCTATCTTCCACCATGGCTGCCCAGCGGTTGCAATAGTAATTGGCTTTGACATTGGCCTCCCAGAGTTCACAATAACCAGCGCGATAAAAACTACAATTAGCACAGTTGCGACCTTCAGGTACATCATCACTAGAGGCTGGTCTGTAATTTTGCGGCAAAGCGCGAGTGCCATACTCGGAGATGTTTATTGCAGTCAGTTGTTCCTGGGCTTGAGATTTTGTTTTGTGGCAACCAAGTAATTCATTATCTGCATCTTTTACAACTGCAAAGCCATCACAATCTGGATGGTCATTTTTTATGCTGTATGGCATTTAAAATCTTTCTGGCTTCATCAGCTCTCGGTGTTGCAACTGGCACACCATCTCGCACCCCTACTATTGAGGCCATATCTCCATACGCACCAAAGGTCACCAGTGATACTTCCGCTAGGTGTGCCTTGATGCGCTCCATGACACCATCTGGTCGTTTGCGATTTTTAATTGGCATGAATCCAATAGATAATTGATCTAACGCCCCATCTTTGACAAGTTCCAAAGCCTCATCACCCTCCCGAGTTTTAGAGATCCTAAACTCAGCGTATAACCCTTCATCTGTCTCTTTGAGTAATGTGGCTCGACCCAATACATTGTTTTCCCCATGGCCGCGCAATAATTTAACTCGGTGTGGTGCGCGAATAACATCTGCAAAAACACCTTTACGGAATATCTCAGTTAGGGTGCTACTAATCCGCTGCTCTTTATCATAAGGCACTGCTATGCCATAAATAGTTCGGCCATCACCGCCTGCAAGTCTTAATTCAAAATCAACGCTATATCGTCTGTTTTCCAACTCTGTATCTTTACTCATTTTCATTTACCTCTACTTGAGTCTGGGTGGTCGCAATCTCATCATCACTTTCCCCCTCTTCATAATCCATGCCATCTAAATTTTCTAAGTCACGCACTTCATCTACAGTTAAGAATCCACTACTCAATGCAGTTTGATATGCAATGTAGCGCGATTGAGTATCAGTCTTGAGCAATGACTCATATTTAAATTTGGCAGTTTGTCCACGCACTAACAGATCAGATAAGGCCGCCTCTATCCTCTCTGCAATAGGTTGTATCGACCATTTAACTAATTGTAAATTTTCTTGTTCAACATTGCTATAGGTGCGAGAGGCATTTGGTGAACCTAAATAATAACTTGGCAGACCAATGATGTTTGCGGCCTCAGTAAGTCCAGCTGTTTGTGCCTCAACTAATTGTGACTCAGCTGCATTGCTACTTAGAACCTCAAAATCTGTAGAGGCATTCATAACCACTGGTGATCTATTGCGTGATGAGTACATTGACATCCACGCACTTTTTAGGGCATCGGCCTCTTCACTTGTCAGATCTGGATTCGCTGATTTGATCACAGCTGTCGGATTTACGCCGCCATCAAAATATCTACTTGCATATTCATTGATCGCAATTTCTTTACCCAAAGATTGTTTTGCAATGGCTAGGATTCCACGACCAACTAAATCACCTGGTAATACAAAATTTTTTATGTGTAAGATGTCTGACTTGTCATAAACCTTTTCATCTATGCGATAAACAATTTTACCTTTATCTCTAGTTACTTGAACTCGATCAGATGCAACTGGATAAATATGATCTGGTAATCCATTCGCACCAGGCTCGCCCAAAACTGCAATGTAGTTACCATGCAGTATTAGACCAGCTGCCATAGCTGAGATTGTCTCCATACGCGTTTCAGTCGGCACTGGTCTTTGTAAGAGTATTGGCTTTGGTTTTACCTCTCGATCATTACGATATGCACAAAGATCTAATGCACCAATAGCATCTGCAATCAAAGATATTCCGCGATAGATTGCAGGTATTCCCAAAGCTGTGTTTTGATCTACATACGCGCCTGCCCAGTTACCCTCAAAAAATCTTCCAACCCTACCCAGTGAATCAACATAACCTTGAGAGGTATAAACCAAGCCAGGTTGTATCTGTCTTTTTAAGAGCCTGCCCAGCATTACCTACCTCTTATTTCTAAAGCAATTCCAAAAATAATTAAAAATGCACCGCCTAATGTTACTCCCAAAATCAAGTTGAATGAGGCGACACCGCCAATAACTAAGACTGCACCTGTGATTTGAAGTATTGATGGTAAATATTTCATCAGTACATCTTACTCCGAGCTACAGGTTTATCATCTATTTTGGTCACTACGCCATAGCGTGCCAGAGTTACTGCAACCAATGGGGTGATGTTTGTGGTTGATTGACGATTCCAAGCCCAGGAATCACCTAAAGGTCTTTTGCTTGACCCCATAATTGCAGATCTTAAATTTGGATCATCAATATGGCAGATTGTTTTTGCCATAACTGCATCATAAAAAGAGCCACATGCCCTGGCGTACTCTCGCAAGTGTATGGCCATGACACCTACCTCATTCTTTTGTAGCTCTGCAATCAATGAAGCTGCAGGTGAGCCTGTATCAATTACCACCTTAGTTTTATATTTTTTGCATAACTCAATCAACTTCGGCAAGACCCAGGATGTACCCTCTTTACATTCAACTAATTCAATGGGCGTAAAATCTCTGACTAGACCTGAGACACCGATTGCAGCGCGATCTCGCTCCCTAGATATATCAACACCAAATACCACCTCACTACCCAAAACAATATCTGTGCGAGCTAGTGAATCCCAAAACTCTGTACCGATAACCTGCACTGCATCTTTGGCTGGCCAGACATTCAACCATTCTTTTGTGAATATCTCAGCACTGTTTGTTTGTGCTGCCTCACGCACAGCCTCTAGTAACACACCTTTATCTTCATGTAATGATGGGATTGCTTGATACCAAACGCGCTCATCCATATAATCAAAATCATCAGATAAGGGCGACCACTCAAACCAAGCCAATTTATTTTGAGGATCAGCGATCTCTCTGTGTCCAAGCTCGCGGTAATGCTCTAATAATTCGGATTGACCAGGCCGACCAGCATTAGACATCATCCAAAGCTGACCATTGCGCTTGGTCGCCAAGGTCGGTTGTAGATTAGCAATCAGTGACAATGGATGAGTCAGGGCTTCATCAATTACCATAAGATTTAAACTCAACCCTCTTGCCCCTTTATCATTTGGGGTCACAATCCCATAAGTTGAGCCATTGCGCATGTAGATTTTTTCACTGCCATTAGTTTTAGATACCTTGCCAATGCGTTTGGAAAACTTTGGCGACATCAAAAAAGATAATAGATGTTCATCCCATTTGACCTTGGCCATGTTGCGATCTTGCGCCGTATATGCGACATGCCTCTTCGGTTGTAGTAACTCATAGGCTATGCGAGTTTCAATAAGCTTTGACTTACCAGATTGCCTTGATACCTGGGCGCAAACTGTTCGATACTTGTAGTTGCCTTGCTTATCTTTTTCCAAACCAACATCACATACATATTGTTGCCATTCAAATAATGTGTAGCCCAAAAGATCAGCTACCACAGTCATCTTGTCGCCATCTGTTTGCCAAGCTGGATCTCTCAAAGATGCCCACCTTGGTGGACACTTACTTAAAGAGATCATCTTCTTCGGGCAGGCCACACATATCCCAGATCTCTCTAAGCTCACGCGAGATCGAGGGGATGGTATGCGTATTCTCCCCACTCTTTTCTATTAAATCCCACGCGCGTGATAAACCGAGCAGCATCTCTTTTTTTACCCAATCAATATCTTTGCGACCCTTTAGAGCATCAATCATTGCAGCTGTATGTTTGCCCTGCTCTTTTTTACCACTTACGGCTATTTTTGATTGCTGTCCTTTTTTTGTTGCCATAAATCGCCCCCCTACTGTAGTTGCAATGCGCACAGCTTGGCCTTAGAGTACCAACCCACAGCTCTGGAGATGGGAAGGAATCTACTGGCGGATCATGATCAATGGTGGTCGCTCTGGCTTTTTTACAATAAAAACACACAGGCAAAGTAGCCAGAATAAGTTTGCGCATTTTTTTGTAATACGCATTGTATTTTCTTGTTTTTATATTTTTCATAACGAATTTGTTATTTTTTTTGTCAAAAAAATACAGCTTCGGGGAGAGAGAAAACCAACACGGCGGCGTATTCCGTTCGCGCGTGTTGCAGGAAAAAAACGCATCATAATTAGTTGGCAGAATCTGAGGTCATCTGCAAGATCTGATCCTCACTTTGTAGCCTAGCTCGCCTAAATCTTGCAAAGTCAGCATGTTGTTTTTGACCTACCCACATCTTGCGTTGATGCTCCATCTGCACCCCAGTATGCACATGAATCTTATATCCAAAGCTTCGCGCCCTGACACACCACAATAAATCTTCACCGATCCACTCATGGTGTAGTGGCATATCCTGGTAATAGCCCCACTTATCACCTTGGTGGGTTTGATCAGCTTCCTTGCGAAACCTCTCAAAGACGGATCTATGTACCAGGATTGCTCCAGTGCCAGCGGCATCAACCTCAATAATAGTATCAGCTGGGTAATCATGTACCGCATATAAGCCACTCTCTTTGCCATGTCTAAAGATGCAAGGCACTGGCTCAAGGTATGCCTCGCCTACCTCCCACCCACCATGTACCACACCTGAGATGATTGGCCTCTCTTTTTCATCTGCGGCATCTGCTAACTTCCTAAAATCATTTACATTAAATCTTTGATCAGTGTCTATCTGCAACAACCATTGATCACTGGTTTTTTCTAAGAAGGTTGAGATCACTTGATTGCGTAATCTACTAATAACCCCTGATCCCTGTAGTGAAATAAATTGACCTAATTGCTTTTGACTTCTCGCCACATCCAACAAGCTTGTCAAAAAGTCGGTTACGACATAACCAGGTGAACAGATGCCGATTGTAATTCTGTCGGTCTCTTTCAATGCCACCCCTTTTTTAACCAATGCGCCCATGCTGCACATGCGTTTGCAGTGCCAAATGTATCAGTGCCGTATCTGTGTTTAATGTATTTAATGTGCCAAGTTATTTGTTGTTTATATGTAGCTGTCTTGAGATATTCAGATTTGCCCTGCGGTAACCCAAAGTGACTTCCATTTTGAGCCTTGGGATTAAAACTACTCTCCCGCATCACTAAATCAATCACACAATAAGCTTGATCAAAATCATATTTTAATTGCTTAAAGTATTCTTGCTTGTAAATATTGATCTTGGATTGAGCAAAAGCATTATTTATATTTAAAAGATTTAATACTATTATTAAAAACATTGTCACTTGGGTGACTTGATTTTTAGCAAAGCCCCCCCACCCCCAATATTTTTTTTTAATATTAGAGTTGAAGTAAGCGTCACTCGGTATGACCGACCCCCAGTGTAAGCCCCCCACAAACCGACCAAACCTTAACATGAGTTTGCCCTTCTTTTAATTATTGTCTGTGTGTCGTAATAATTATTTACAAAAGCATTTGATCTGTGGCTGATCTCCAAACTATACAATCATTGCCATTACTGTTTTTCCTGGTTGTACCAGTGTCAAAAATAAAACCATCTCGGACTAAACTCAACCGCGTTGGTCGAACTGTGTTGCCATCAATTTTGAGACAACTCTCGATCTCTTGATCAGTCGCACCATACAGATCTCGCCTAACTATAAACTCATATACCTTGCAGCGCAAAGATCCTGTTTGTGGATACACCTTCTCTGCAGCTGATACAGATGTACGCTGGGCATTGGCAGCGATTATGACTTGATTTTTATCTAACTGAGCCACAATTTACACAGATCCTTTTTGTCTCTTTTGTCAGGTATCTTGCATCTGAGCAAACAAAACATAATTCATTATCAGGGATGATCTCAGCCTCTATGCCCTCATCTGTAAAAACAAGCTTGAATCCATACTTGTCCGTCATCTCTAACTCACCCATTGATGGTCTCTTTAAAGTAAAAACTTCCATCTGCCCTTTGGGATGCCCAGATTGGTTTGCATTTATTGTTGCAAACACAGACATATCCTGCAAACGGTTTGCCTGTGGTCGCTGAGACACCTTTTTTGTACACCATTCTAAACCCACCCTCACACATTGGATTTTTTAACAGCTCCAACTCTTCGACCTGTGGCTCAACCTCAACCTTTGGCTCAGGCTTTGGCTCAACTGACCAAGTTGTTGCAGCGATCATTGACTCTTTTGGTGCAGTCTTGTTTGACCCCTTGAGCAGTATCAAGCATCTAGCAATGCAGCTTGTAGCTGTGTCCTCCAAATACCACTTACGCATGTGTGTTGGGTACTCATCTCGCTCACCTTTGGCAAAGTTTGTAATTGCAGGATTGGCATCATTGGTATCACGCCACACATCCCCTTGAAAGACCACAATACCTTTGTCAAGATCTAGCTCTCGAATCTCCAAGCTGATGCGACCCAAAGGAAAGTTATTGATAAACCACTTGTTCAGAGTCGCTGCATCTTCATATTGACTTAAATCTGGCTTCATTTACTTTCACCATCAAACAGAGAGCTGGCCTGATCTCGCCAGCGCATCTTTTGTTGGCTATCAAATCGACCTCTTTCATAGCCGCTTTTGAATCCTTGGTCAAAGCCATGTTCAACGGCTATGATCCAAGTGACTTTCATGATCAACAAAACTATTGCAACCAGTAAAATTGTGATCAACCAACCTAGTACCTCAGAGTTCATATTTAACCCCTTCCTGAAAATTATCTAACCAATAACCCTCAACCATGGCAGCTGAGAGCCTACCCCTGACCTGCGTTGCACCCATTGATTTTTTGGCAAACGCTCTGATCAGGGAAGCTTTTACAAAGTGTTTGCGTTGATCATCTACATACGCTCCACTTGTTTTGTCATACTTTACAATCACCAGATCAACACCTTTCGCAAACCATCAGGTAGATCAATCGGATCTACATCCTTCATTACTGTATAAATTGAACCATTTGGGTGAGTTGATGGTGGCAATACAACATATCCTTTGTGCTTGATGTCAATGCCTGCAATCAATTTACCTTTAAAACTAAGGCCAGGATCAGCTTTAAAATAAAAGTGATACCCATCATCAGTTTTAACTGTATGCGTATTTAACTCCATACACCAGGTAAAATAATGTTGCCACTCCCTTTTTGCAATGGCATTTCGCTTGTCAAAATCTAAGACCACTAAGCTTGACTGTACGATTGCCAGGCCAATGTTTAAAGTATCATCCTTGAACCATTTGTTTAGGGTTTGTACATCATCACTGGCATCCAGATAACCATGCCTTAAAAACTTACATGGCTCTTTTGAGTTTGCTCGCAAGGGTAAAACCTTCCAGCCTTTTTCAATATAAGTCGCGGCGTTCAATGGCTCACCAGGTTGTTCTGTAAATATTTTGCCATCAAAGTAAATAGATTTGACTTGAGTTTGCGCACCGCTTCATGTGGCTGTTTAGCCGTTGCCTCATACTTACCCAAAGCATTTGTAGTGTAGGCCAAGTAAGTCTCTTCATCTGCTAAGTATCTAAATTCAATTTTGCTTTGCAAAACACTTTCCAAAATTGTCAACATTGTTTAAACCAACTCGCAGCATAGTCGGTAGTAAAACAATACTGACCAGTGGCATTATCGAAAGAGATACTGTAGTCATACCTTTTTTGCTTCAAAAATTGTGTTGCCAAAATTATTGCAGCATAACTTTCAGCCCAATAAATAAATTTATGAGACCAACAAATTGTGTCTTCAAACCTATTTAATTGTTTTGCCCAGCCATCATTAGATGACCATTCCATTTGACACTCAGTAAGAGCTTCAAATTGATCTGATGTAATTTTCATTTGTAACCTATCCCTTCAAATAGATTTACAAAAGCAATTAAACCACACCTCAATTACATTTGCAACTATCCAAAGGCTTTACCCATGGCTGTAAAACTGCCATCAGTGTTAAATCTGACCATCTCAAAAGAGACATTGCCACGCTTAACCATCATTATCACCACGCCTGCCTGCCAGTTGGCATATTGGCCATATTTAGCCAAATAAGACACTTTTCTCATATCGCAGGTATGTCCTACCTCGACCCCTACCAAAACCCTCTCTAAACGCCCTTTAAAGGCCTCTGATTGGCATTGATAACCCATTCTGTGAGTATGGCCAATAATGCAACTTTTGCCCCATCTTTTTGCAAGATTCAAGGCGGTTGTACCACCAACACGCGAGAGCGTGCCTTCATCCCCATGGGCTAAGACAAAATCTGTGCCTGGTATCTCAAAAGGCTTGCGAGCGTAGTAAATACCCAGGTCATCAAAGTTTAAAAATTTATCGTACTGTAGCTCTGGCAACTCCATCAGCCCTGGTATTACCATCAATGATTTATACAACCGATCACCATGATTTGATCGAGAGACCACATCTGTTTTGAGGTCAAACAAAATATCCTGACACAGTTGCCTATCTGCATCCAAAGTTTGTTTAAATGACTCAGCTTTGCCTTGGCTGAATTTGGACAAAGTATTTAGGTCTAACTCATCACCAACATTAAGCACTAAGTCAAATTTAAAGACCTTAACCAATTTTTTTAGATTGCGGATTGCCGCATCAAATTGGAAAGGGATCTGCAAGTCACTGCAGATTAAGTATCTGGCATTGGCTGTTTTGTCGCGTTTAATCGTCATCCTCATCATAATCATCTAGGGGATTTTTTAGAGGATCATCAGGGCTAACTATCCAATCTGGGTAACTTGATTTGTCCATAGCAAAAGCGAGTGCAATCTCGGTGGACATACCAGCATTTAGGCAAGCTGCATAAACCTCACTGGCTGAAATAGCCCAGTAATCGAGTTTGGTCAAAACAGGTTTATTGATTGTCCTGCGCCGTTTAAACTGTTTTTTCTTTGGGGATTTTTTTGTACTCATGGGTCAATTTTAAATCAGATTACCCCTGCGATTGCTCGGTGGACACCCTCTTCGATTGTTATTTTTGGTGTGTAATAATCACTCATCATGGCAGGGTTGCCCACCCGATAGGCCACGCCAGCTGGCTTATCCGTCAAGATATTAAATCTAGGCATCTTGTCAATTCCGATTGTGCGCATGGCAATCTGAGCAAGTTGTAAAAATGTCAATGGTCGGCCAGTGCATAAATTTAGAGTTTGATTACAATCATTTTTAACCATTGTAATGACAGCGGCTACAACATCATCAATGTGTATAAAATCCCTGGTCGTCGTAGCTCTGCCCCAAATGTCAAAAGGATTACAATTTAAGATCGCCCTTTGGATAATGCTTGGAAAGGGATAATCTAAATCTTGGTCTGTACCATATCCGCTAAATGGCCTTAAGACTAAAACCTTTGTGCCTGCATCCCTTAGATACTGCATCAAAGTCTCACCTGTTAATTTTGTCCAGCCATAGGTCATATCAGGTGCGCCAATCTTTTTGAAATCTAAATCTTTTTCTTTTAATTTGTGTTTTTTTGCAAGGGTTTGCAGCTCGATTGGATATGCAGCGGATGAACTAAAATAGACAACATAGGGCTGTCTGGTTAGCAAACACCAATTCGCAAACTCAGCATCAATCGCAAGATCAACTGCAAGACTAAGTGGATTGCCTTCGATCTGCATTCGACCACCGACAATGGCTGCTAAATGTATGACCAAATCATATTGTTTGGTCTCTAGCTTAAAAAAGGTACGACAATCTGTGCCGTTTTTTAAATCTACCAGAGTCAATGAAACATTTGGTAAAGCTCTACGGAAAGCCCTACCGACAAAGCCATGTGAGCCAGTGATTAAAATATTCATCTGAATTTATGGATGAGTTCGGCATATTGTGTACCTCTTAAAAATTTTTGTAATGTTAGTAAATCCTCTTCATACCACTTGGGTTGATTGACCCTGGCGTAGCCCTCATCAACCTCAGCTTTGCCTGCAACTGGGTGCAAGTGTTCAATTATGACATCTGGACAATATTTAAGATTTTTTAGATCAATACCTAGTTGTTTGACAAAGTTGTCAAAGAATAGATGTTTGCATCCAGGAAAGGTCATACCCTGTAACTCGACCACGAGCTCCCGACTCATGGCATAAGCTGTAGGTAGATTCTCACCTTGCAAAAGATCATCACCATAGGCAATGCCTTGGTCAAGACCTATGGCTTCGACTAACCTTTGATCCCAGTTTTTTGTTTTGGGTAAGTGATCATCACCCATAAAAATAAAATAATCAAATGCAGGGTAATTACAAAAATCCAAAAGTTGAACTGCGGCATCATTTAAAGATTTAGCACAGCCACCTGTTTTGTTTTCCAAACTAATACAGCGATAATTGAGCACCTCTTCATGTCTGGTGTAATCAGTCCAGAGTGGGTCATCATTATCAACAACAAAGTACAGTTGAGAAAATGCTGCAGTTTCATTGAAGGCATTGGCTAATCTATGAGCGTTTGATGGCCTACCCCGAGTGGGTACGATTGCACAGCTTTGCATGGTCAAAGCCTAAACCTGATCTATTTACTAATTAAGATCTCATAAAGAGTGTCTAATTTATTTTCAATCCGCCTGACTCTGCCCTCTAAATTATGACCACCATTTTTGTCATCTTTTAGCTCTGAAAGATAGTGTTTTACCAGCCACCGAACAGAGGCGATTAAAGATCCAATGATGGTCAAAAGTGAGACCAATAAAGCTGCCCAATCATTCATCTGCATTAGCTATTGATTCCAAAAGATTTATCTGCAGGGTCAAAATATCGTGTCAAAGGTGCAACTAACGCACCAGCTAAAATGCTCAATTCTGGTCTAATATCTGCGACCAGAGCAAGTACAGTAGTCAATGATGCAGCTGCAACGCTGCGCAAGTAAGATTTTAAAATCTCTCTTTGTTTTTTACTTATCTTCATTTTAATCCTAACTCTTTTATTTTGGCACGCACCTGTTCGGGATTTAAAGCGATTTCAAAGTGCATATCATCTTTGCGTGTTTTGAAATTACCACCCCAAATTAGTCCGTATTTAATTATGAGCAGCTTTATTATATTACGCTGATCTTTGGTAAAGGTATTTGACTTGCCTAATGGATGTTTAATTGCATTTAAATCAATCGCTGTGCCAGATGCATGATTACTCAAAATTTTGTCTGAGCCTCTGGTTTGTCGGAAGGCATAACCCCAGTCGTCTAATTGACCGCAATCAATCGGCTCAACTAAATTATTAAACTCTTTGGCAAAATTGACAAGTAAGGGTGCGACAGATTTGGCACATGCAAACTTGATCTTTGTACCAGGCACTGTAAAACTTTCAATACCTATCTCTTTACGATCTTTACTTGCAGGCCAACCATTTGGGCTGGTCAATTCAATTATTTTTGCCACAATCTTGGGGAATTGTTCTAGGACAGAAGTAAGTTTGCCTCGTCTTGGGTAATTCCTAAGCGTTCTAGTAGCGCAGCCTTTTGTGCTGCCTTTGCTTCCGCTTCGGCTTGTCGTGCTTCAACATTTTCTTGGTTTAATTGATATTGTGCATATTCTGCATCTGTCATTTCTCTATCAATAACTTCATTTGTTTCTATATTATGTATTCTGATTATTGGTTTACTCATTATGACACCCCATATAATAAAGCAGTTCCAGTGCTTAAACTTCCGCCATCATTTGAAATAACTAATGAAGTCAAGGCACTTGTAAATCTAATAATTCCTGATTGATGTATTGCAACCCTAGCATTAGAACCATTGTAATAACCACCAGTTAAAAGGTAAGGTTTGCGGGTTGTAGTGCTTGCATAATTGTAAATTTTTAAAACCCAAGCATTTTCGTTGTTAGTTCTATTTGGACTATTTGTACCGCCACCACCACTAAATCTTATCACATCATCTTGATCAATACTTAAAGTTGTTGTTCCTTTATTAGATACGAAATCTGTTGCGTGAGGTTCATTATTTGGGTTACATCTAAAAGAACCATTAGAACTAGCGTTTGTTACATTAAATATTTGTAATTCTAAAGTTTTATATGATCCACTAATACCTGAAATAGTAACCGACGCACCACTTAAAGTTGTAGTAGATAATAATGTCATACCACCGCCAGAAGCAGCAGTTGCCCACTTGAGTCCAAGATTTTCTGTGCTATCTGCAGTTAAAATAGTTCCGTTTGCGCCGATTGGGATGCGTTGATCTGATGTGCTAAATCCATACAGATCACCCTTTGTGGTTAATGGTGATGTAGCACCCACTTGAATGAAATCATAAAAAACCGCTGAGCTTGCAGATACAAACTTTAAAATACCAGCATCATATTGCGGCAAAATTAAACTGCCAGCGGTATTTACTGTGGCAGTACCCGCTGTGATTGTACAGTCACCCGAACCAAGGTTTTGAATTAAGACTGTATCGCCATCACTAAAAATTCCTGTATTGACAGTGATTGTGGTAGCACTGGTAGATGTCATGGAGATTGCAGTACCAGCATCACTGGAAACCAAAGTATATGAGGCGGTCTTATTAGAGGCCGCACCTCCATTCATTGCAGTTTGTTGCAGTGATGTGAGCTGAGCTGCGGTTAGTACCTGTCCAGTAGTGAAGATTTGTTTAGCCATTTATCTCCTAGGTATAAGCCAAGCTGTCTTGATCCAAAATTCCATCTACGGCTGAGTCTAGCAAAAATCCAGAGGCAAAGGGTTGCGCACAGGTAAAAGTCACTAAAAAACTGTTTGGTGTTATCTCATATTGGACACCTGCAATTACGCTTTGTGTTACTACATTTTCTGCAGGCAAAGTTTGAGTGACCTCTATTGGGTCAAATATATCTAGCTCTAAAGCTGCAGTTACTCTATCTGGGTCAACTGAGGAATAAGCATCTACAGTCAAAGCGTTCAATTGTAGATCTACCCCTTGCTCTTTGCGTGAGGCTACAATCATTAAGGCTTGATTTAAAGCATCTGCCTCTGTAGTCATAATGCCTGATCTAATTCTGCTATGTTGAAAGTAGTCACCAATGCTGTCAATATCTGATGCAACCTGAGTTGTCAACCCAGTAGGACTAACCTCAGCTTTATTTATGAGCTGATAATCTGATATATCGAACTGAGCTGCCTGATAAGTAATGTCACCTGATCCGACTTGATCTGAAAATTTAGTCAATGTGCCACCTGATGCAGTGATGATGTCATTGCGCGATAGGAATTTAACAAAGCCTCTCTCATCAATGTATAAAGCCCCAAGGTCTGTCTGCTCTACTACCTGCAGCGCACCAAGTAAAGATCTTGATGCCCCTGTATCTGCCTGAACTAATGTGGTTGTAGTAGTTGAAATGTCTCTCATACCGATTGGCCACTCTCCAGCATCCAATAAGCTTGTAACCCTCTGTGCAGTTGTCTGATTAGCTGTGCCACCAGAGACAGTGCTTATAGTAGTTAGGTTTAATAACTGAAAACCATCTACACAATTTAAGGTTACATAGGCTGGGTCAAAACCTGTAGGGCTTTTGTAATCCCATTGTTGCACATAAAAAGATCCTAGATTGTAGTTGACATTAGAAAAAGTGGCTGTAAATCTGATCTTTCTCATGGGTTTGATTTTGCCGTATAAGTCTGATGATGTGTTTGCAGGATTAAATTCACCTGTTTGATCTACAAAGACAACCTTGGCACTACCACCAGTAAATGAGTCAGATGATCTATTAAATGCACGCCTAATAAATACTTGAGTTACAAATGGAGTTATATCTACAACATCTGCAGCTACAGTACCTAAGACTGCAATATCTAAAGGTGTAGCAGGATCATCAAGTACAAGGGCTGGGTCAAAACTTGCACCCTGGGAAAAATCCACCTCTACCTTTAAAACTGCAGCTGACATTATCTGCCTAAGTTTGTGAGCTGAGTAACCGCCCCAGTTCGGTTTAAGTTATACAAAACATCTTGGATTACAGATTGCAATTGACCCTCAGATATAACAGAGCCTTGCACATTTACTACGACCTTTGTACCCATGCTCCCTATGCGATCTAATGGAATTACCGCTTCACTACCAGCCTCGCCCAACATGCCAAGAGTTGGTTTGGTGACAATGCCACCATCTGCAAACAAAGGGATACCTCTGCGAGCTGCACCAGATTCTTTATATCTTTCAGCGGTAATCTCAGCTGCGCTCATGCCCGCGTAACCTTTTGTGCCCACTAATTGTTGGCCTAATTCAATAAAATATCCAGGCTCAAACATTCCCCCACCCCCACCCATAGTTGGTTGCGGAAATTTTTTCTTTGCTAATTCATCAAGTAATGCCAGCATAGATCTTAAAGCGGCATTGGCCTCAAATAATTGTCGCAAGTACAGTAAGACTGCAGTGGTTGAGATGCCCCATTTTTTAGCTAATTCATCAATTTCAGCTGTAGTGATTTTGCCATCTTCAATAACCTTTAAGACATCTGCATATCTTTGTGCTTCATCTACTGCAGCCTTTGTACCATCTGCAAGTTGTTGCAAAAGTTTTACTCGAAGTGCATCTTCGGCAGATAACTTGCGAGTAAGAGCAGCCTGTAGATTTATCCGATCAATATCAAACATTGCTTCAAGCTGCGCCTTCTTTTTATCTAAGGCTTCCTGGGCGCGTTTTTCAGCATTTATCTTTTTATTTTTTGCTAAAATATCGGCCTGAATTTTTGCTAATATGGCTGCAGAATTTTTTTGTTTATTAGTAACTTTATTTTGTTGTTCCAATGCACTCAAAACATTACCTGATAAACCAAATAACCCTTTTTCTTTTAAGATTCTTTCCTGTCTTACTTTATTACCCTCTTTGGCAAGATCATTGAATCCAGTTGTAACAGCATCAAAAAAACCTTTTTGATTAGAGACTTTACCAAAACCAACCATAAAGTCTGCAAAATCTTTAGCTTTTGTTACAAGAGATTTACCAAATTTATCAAGATCACCCTTTGTGCCTGCAATAAATGAGGACATCTGCAGGAATCCAGTTCCTACCTCTTCAGTTGCCTCACCTGCATCAATTCTAAATCCGCGAATCTGGCCTGCCAATGTTTTTGTTGATTCCTCGGCATCACCTTGAAATCTCTCCAAAGCCTGCATGACTTCAACAAAACCCATTGCTTTGGCCTCGGCAGCCGATAATCCAACCGAGAGTTTGCCCAGGCTGGCAAAATTACCTACCGCCGCTTTTGTGATCGCATTTAGCACCAAATCAAATTCTTGACCTGTTCCCGCCGATATATCTAATGCTCTGGTCAAAAGTAATTGAGCAGAATCTAGGTTGCCAGTTTGGGCGATCAATTTTTGTAAAGCTGGTGTGAGTTGATCTTCGCTGATATTTGTTAAATCCTGCAAGTTTTCGATAAACTCTTTTGTTTGTAATAAAAGCCCAGTTTTACCAATGGATGACAAAGTTAATTGTAAAGATTTATCTAAGCGTTCTTGAGCTAAGGCCGCATCTATAGATTTTTTAGCAAATATTGTTAAGCCAGTTCCAGCCGCGATTGCACTCACCTTGGCGAATCTTGCCAAACTAAATCTGGCAGTTGCAACAAACTTGTCAAAACCCTTTAAATCTTTGGTTGCCCTTTGGAGTCCTTTTTTATCAAACTTTGTAAGGAAGTTAATAATTACATTTTGACTAAGTGGCATATCTACCCTTTAAAATTTTCGCCTAAATATTTTTTAAGCACACCATAAAGATTAGCATGTACCTGATCTTTTAATTCATGTGCGGCTCTATAGATAAGCCTTTGTTTGCCACTATTGCCGCCTTTTTCTGCTCTTCTCACTCTGTCAATAAACTCTTCGCTGGCGTTCGGGTTACGACTTACTCTTTTAGTGCGGCCTTTACTTTTGGCTGTGCCAAATCCAGCTAATTCATAGATAATACCTGGCACACTGGTATTTTGTAATGACAAAGCTGAGACCGATATATTTAAACCTTGTCTTTGTACTTTACTTGGGGCAAATGATATTCGAATCCCTCTCGCTACCTTTTCGGCATCCCATTGCCACCTTGACTCATTGGTCTTACCATAAGTGCGACCTCGGTGAACATTGTCATAAGCCCAACCCCAGTTGGTCGGATAAAAGGGTTTAGTTTCACGCCAACCTGGAAAGGGTGAGTTTGGTATGTAACCTTTGGCTTTATTTTGAACAGGTCTTATCGCTTTGCGTAATTGGCTTTTAAATTTTTTGGCAAGTTTAGGATCCATCTTTTCTAACTTTTCTAAAATCGCATCAAAGTTTTTAATATAGATTGCCTCATCAATTTTAAATTGAAACATTATCTGCGCCTCATTGTCCTTGATTTTTGAGATTGCTCATGCAATATGGCTTTGATTGCCATATAAACTGCAGGCTCAACCTCTAAAAGATCTTTAGGGCTGATACCAGTTGCAACCGACACAGATGCAATCTCCCAAATCTGTCCATGTCGGTCTAGCCATTTTTTGAGTCATAGATTAGATCAACATCTTCATATTGATCTATGTACTCATTACCAAAGGCTAAATCTGTTTTGCCTGCATCTTTTTCAAGTCTATGCGCAAACCACCACAAATCTGACTCCATTTGTGATTCAGCCAGCCTCTTACGCCACCCAGTCTTAAACTCTGCCTCAAATGCAACTTTGACTGATGGCGTAAGATCATAACTAATCTTTTTGCCGTCTTTCTTTGTGATCTCAATTCTGTGCATGTCCTTCCTTTCCTAATTAAGAGCTGGTTGATTTTGTAATAGCTGTAACAGGAAGTGTAATACTGGCTGTCATTGCAGAATCGGTTGATCCTGAAATTGGTGTCCATTGGGAAACCAAACATGACATTGAGTAACTTGGATTGGTCGCTGAGACTGTGCCTGTTACTGGTATCAATTTGATTGCCAACTTAGTGCCGATTGCATCCTCAAATAAACTATTTACAGATGATGCAGCAAAATCATTGAAGACTTCCAGGCTCACTTGCGAAACCTCGAGACCCCCTACCATATTCTGTACAGTGTCATTCATGCTGGAAATTACTACTTGCTCTACCTCACGATTTAAACTGACTGTACTAACATGGTCGCTGATTGTTGTAGCTCCAACAATGACTGCAACTTTGTTACCCATAAATATTGCCATCTTTTTCCTTTCGCTAACCTATCAATTCCACTGAATACTGATAACTTAGGTAGTCAATATTAGCGGAAGTTAGTGTGCCTGGTGTTGCAGACACCACCCTGAGAGTTTGTATTGCGCCACTTAATGTTTTATCAGACTCAATCGCGGCCTTTACTGAGTTTGAACCAGATGAGGCAAGTAACCCATCTAATCTTTCCTGCGCATTGCGCTCACTCATCCTGCCTACCATGACAATAATGTTGCAGGTTGCAGTGTCAAAACCTCGATTCACAGTAAAATCATAATTAAGACTTAATTGACCTACGATTGCAAAGGCATTATTGGTAGGCACATTGGCTGAGTCGGGTACATAATCCATAACTCTTAAGCCAGATATTGTCTGCAAAGCGGTCTTAAGATTATCGCGTACAGTGCTGGGGATCATGCAATCGCAATCTTTTGGTAGGCGCGAATCATATAAGTAACATCTCTGCCCACTGGTGACATGCGGATGACACCAAGATCCCCCAAACCTAAAACCCCACCTGGGGCATCTTTGCGTTTGTAAAGATCGGCGGTAAGAATCAAACAAGCTACATGGACATCATCAGGCACAGCTGGCCAGCCCCATTTAGCTGTTACCTCAACACCTGGGCGCAAACCATTTTGTGTAATGCCTGGAAAGATTGGCCAACTCTCAGTATTAGAGACCATGGTTAATTGGGTGAAGGGTCTATCTAATGATGCGGCTGTCAGTGGATCTAAAATAAAATCTGTATCTAAAGTCAAGGTTTTACTATAAGTACCATTACCTGATTCATCAACTTTTACGACCAAACCTGTGGTGGTACTTATGTCATCTACATAAACAAAAACATCTGAGTATGCTCTGTATTTTCTGGCTGAGGCTGATGCATCTGCATAAAATCTACGATTGGCGATCCGATCAATAGAGCGAGATGATGATTCAACTAATGCTTCCAATAAAGTGTTATCAGTTGCATCTGAAATCGATAAATATGTCTTTATCTCTGCCAGTGTTGCATAACCATTTGTAATTGCCATCTTAAATACCAATCATATTAAGTTCTAAGCCCCCTGGAAGGGTAGGGGGCTTAGAATATTTTGATTAGAAGCTTGGTGTTGCCAGACCTGTGCCATTGATTTGGGCAATGGCTTTTGGATAACGCTCTGCAGTGAAGGCTGAGAAGCCAAACAAAACAGTATTTATAGCGACCTTGCCATTTGGCTCTTCGAATTGAACATAGGTTGGTTGTCCACCCTCTTCAAATAGGTGACACTCATTAAGATCTACCACAAAGATGGTGTCTTGATTTGTGCTTGCACCAAGATTTGTTGCAATGTTAGCATCAACAATAATTGGCAAGCCAAGTATCTGATAACCACTTTGACCATAAGTAAATGTTCCATTGCCAATACCTAAAGCATTTACAGGATTGTTAGCAGTTGGTACAACTAATGGTCGGTTTTGACTATCTAATCCAGCCAAGAAGAATCCTAGGCGGCGTGGATGCATAATGATTGCATTTGGATTAGCAAAGATTTGACTTTGAATTTGTTGAATAGCATCTGCAATCTTAGGGAATACTCCAGCGACAGTGCCAGTGGTAGCTGTATAAGTTACCAAGATACCAGTGGTCATTGTTACTAGACCAGTTGGTTGATTGTTTGCACCAGTACCATTTAGTAAAGCATTGTCTAATTTGGTGTGGTAGGCGCGGATCAAATCACCTAATACAATCTGCTCAATATTGTACCCACGCAATAGAGCTTGCTTAGATACAGATTGTTGGCCTGCAATAGTATTGACATTGACAGTCAAAGTAGTGTCGGCCATGTCTTGAGATACAGCTGCAGTGTTTTGAGATGTTTGATATGCGACAGTTGTACCAGTATTGATCTTTGAGATAACTACGGACATGCCTTGATTACCCAGTGCATGTTTGCGGCATGCGTCTGCAAATGGACGACCAGCCCGTGCCAGAGGCGCATAAAGATCCAGTAAATAGGCGGGTACTACCAAGCCTGCAAAGCTTGAAGTATCTACAGCGCGATACTCGATTGCCATCTCTTTTTGATGGCGTGCAATTCTTTCAGAGGCATCACCATCTGTTTTAAATGTTGCCTTGAGCGCATCAGTTAGAAAATCATGACGGCCACGCTCTGAGTATGTAAGTTCCTCTTTGGTAACAGTGAAGCCACCAGCGCGAACTTCTTTTTGTGGTACAGATCCAGCATCAACCTTGGCTGCCAATTCTGCAGCCTTTTGATTTCGGATCTCTATATCACTCATCTGCTCAATGCGTTCATCCAACTTTTTGATTTCAAGATTTAGAGCTTCGACATTCGCCAACTCTACCTCTGTCAGATCGCGTACCTCTTCGGCTGCGCGATCTAAAGTTGATTGAATAAGAGCAGTCTTTGATTCACGCTTCTCAGTAAGAGAAGCTAAAAAAGCATTTGACATTTTTCTCCTATAATTAGTTTGGATTGAGAAGGTGTGACACGCTTACAAAAAGGGTCAGGTGTTCTACTTTTTATATTATATCTTTTTTTGTATTGTTTGTAAGATTAGCCAGGCAGTGTTATATCTTGGCTTATCATCATCTTCATCATCATCATATCGATCCTGACTGACAATTTTTTCTGACCAAGCTTTGCCAGCATCACCACCCCATAATGCCCATGCAATCCTGCCATTTGAAGGGTAGCCATCCTCACCTGGTCTAAAACCTTCCGCCTGTTTATCTACCTCATGGCGTGCAAAAAAAGAGACCATCCGATTTACAGTTTCAAGTGGTAAGTCCTTTCCACTGACAATATCTCTTGCCCTAGCAATACCAATCTCTGTACCACCTCTGCCAAACTCCCTGCGCCAATCTAAACCTCTCTGGGCTTCATTCTTCATGGCTTGGGTTGGTGAATAACTATCCTGCCTGGCCTCGCGTTTTTGTTTTGAATATCTTGGATGATCTGCATGTAATAGATCATTATCACCAACATAGGCTTT